AGCGAGGGCGTCGAGATAGTGGTTGGAGCCACGGATGGTTTCGAGGCCATACATAATGCAGCAAGAAGGTTTGCGAGCTTGTACTAGCAGGGGAAAGGTTAGCATAAGTTCGATGATGATAAAGAGGTCATCAACTGCGTAAACGGGGCGGACTTTTAAGGTTCCATCACGTTGTGAGATGTGGTTACGAGTAAAGAGTAGTGTCGGATAATCGTTAAAGAAGTTATTGCAGTTATCGATGTAAGACTGGATTTCGGAGTCATTGAGATCACGGTCTTCGGGAGCGAAGTGCATGTTAAAGGGAAGTCCACGACTTTTAATCTGATGGATAAGGGTGCGAGCGTTTTCATAGGTTGCATTGTAGAAGTAACCTTTAGAGGTGGGACGATCGGAGTATTCATCGGGTCTAGAGTATTTAGCGTGAGCTTTCATCTTATAGGAGAAACGATTGTGGTAGCCAGTACCTGTTACAAGAGGAGTCTTGCAGTATTGAGTATCAACAAAGTGGAGTGGAAGAAACGGAGTGGCATCGAGGAAGTGGAATACATGTTTGAGCACGTGTTCTTTTCGGTCGGGGTCAAGTGGAGCGGATTCTTTCTGCGGCTTGTTGAAGTCACGGAAGGTGGCGTCGGTAGTGCCAGCGGGGCGGCAGTACTTATTGACGTAAGGAATATAATTCGGATACCTGTTAACAATCAAGTTGTAAAGTCGATTATCAATATCGGGTCCAAAGTCTATATCACCTGGAAGGTAGGATTCAGCGGCGTCAGTTTCGGCGTCGGGTTCGAGTTTTCTAGAAGTGGCGGGATCAGCGTGGATTACGTGACCAGAGTGGTACATTAGGGGCACGGATTTTATACCGGAGGCGGGAATTCGATCTTCACGGAAGGGAAGGCCTGAAGGGACGGGTTGGTGCAGTTCAAAAGGCTGGTGTTTCGATTCGTTATCAATTTTCATAGCGGAGACGAGGTTATCGTATTCGGTCTGGAGCATGCGGAGTTTCTCTTCTTGAGTGGGAAGAAATTGTTGAGCACGGCGATAGCGGTCAAAGTCGGAGTCATTGTATGCTTTGAGAGTCTGTTCGGGGTCGGATTCATTTTTCATGTAGAGTTGCCATTCTTTCTTAACACGGAGGAGACGTTCGGAAAGGTAGTTGCGGACGGTGTTGAAAGGCATTGTATTGGGACACAAAGTAAGTTAGATTTGAAGTTATCAGTGAATTCTTGGAATTTGTCAAAAGACAGTGAT